AGGATCCCTATATAGCCCGGTGCCCGTATTCAGTGAGGAAGATACAGTTACGCTACCCCCTAAGTCTGATATCTGCACCCCGTGCGAAGTCGCCGTAACAACTCTCGGGGGGGCTACGGGGGAGGTCCCCATCAACGCCTGAACTAGCAGGCGGGCCTTGCCCGAAAATAGTGATGGTATACACCCCAGTTGTTGCCCGATAGACGCGACCGCGTTTTCATTTATATATGGTATTGCCCGACGCGCGGCCGCGGCTTTGCTTTTTATAAAAGAATTGGTTTCTAACTCGGCGACCTTAGTCGGGGCAGTACCCGCGGTAGCCCACGACATAAACGCCCCGCAAGTATCCCCACTAGTTACTACATCAGGCGCAGGGGGCGCAGGCGCAGGCTTTAGCGTCGACGGGATTCTCCCTGTAAAACTGGCGGTTAAAGCCCCCCATATTTTGTTTGTGCTAAGCCAAGTACCGACAGATACCGTTCCGGGTGCGTAGGCAGTTATATTAACCACATCAACAAGCCCTGAATCCATATAGGCCCCGCCGCTTGATGTGAGCCATATACGTGCAACAGGCGTGCCCCCTAGGTCAGTAAGACGCACCCGAACTTTATCTGCCTCGCCGGAAAAAAAGGATGCGGTTGCGGACGGTCCGACATACTCCAAGAGCCTAGCCGCGGCTTTTTTGGCCGTAGGTAGAAGGTACTCAGTTCCTGGGTCAATCTGCAATATCTTGAACTGAAGGTCCATTACGCCGCCCCGGCTAATCTGCGGATCTCCCCTTCGGCATAGTCAGGGTGCTCAAGGGTGGATGGGGTGCCGTACCCAAATACACCTAAGACTTTTTTGTGCCCTGCCGCGTGTGCGTACGTTGCACTGCCGCGGGTATAGTTGGGTACAGTGAAATTGCCGGGTGTAAGTGATTTAACAAGCCCCCCCTGGGACCCCTGCATTACCCCGCCGTTACCTAGGGTAAACCAGATGACGTCGGTAGAGTCTGGTACGTTGCACGCCGCACCTTCAACTGCGGGGTAGTTGCCTACCGGCACCTGTACGACCTCTGCTGTACCCATACCGCGCAAGAAGTACGTCTTGTCTGCAGTCAAGGATATAAACATCCCGTCAGGAACGGCTTTCAATAAAACAACGCGTGAAGGGTACATAGTGAACCCGCTGACGTTGTCTACGATGCCGTAATTAAGTGCCTCTGTCTCCCACACCGTATTGCCTGAGGCTATATAAATCTTACCATTATGGTATTCGATCAACTGCCCGGTAGGGGGCGGACCGTTAAATTGGGTGGTAAGTAGCTTACCTCCCGATGGAAAAACATTGATAGTGTATGTAGTCTGCGCAGCGGGCAGGTCAACAACCTTGTGGAATTGCTGCCCATCCACATCGGTGGCATATAACCTAGTATGGGTCACGCGCGGGTCAGTTGATTGGGGTACGCTCGACACCGATATAGATAGGGAGTCAGTGCAGTACGCTTCGCTAGCTAAAGGGGCGCCGGATTCTTCGCCCGTCGCAGTTACAAATGTGCATGTAACCTGATACCGACGCGCGCCGATAGTGCCTGCAGTAGCTGTACCTGATACCAATGGGGCGTTCAAAGGTGGGGTGATACCCCAAGGCACTAAGACATTAGTTGCGGTTATCTTCCCGTTAATCTGCTCATTAGAAAAATATACCTCGCCGTTTAACTCAACCCAAGATATAGGGGAAGCGTACAAAGCGGAAGTGCCAAGTAGCGTAGCCGCGCCGCCCGCGGTGAAGTAAATAGAATCCGCCGTGGCCCAGAACATTCTGGAGGGTGTAGAGAATACGCTGTGCGCCCCGGGGGACGATATAAATGGAGTGATGCCGTCACGGGTGACAATATCCCCCGAATCTAAGACATCTACGTTAACCGCATCACGCACATACCCGTCAGGTATGGCGAAATCGGAGGCCGTATTGGTTAGGCCCTTAGACCACCCCGACAGGGTTATTAGGCCTTCATCGGGCATAAGTCACCCCAGGGAATGATTTAAAATCCCAGTAAGTCGGCGCGAACATAGTGCGCTTAACCTCAGTGATAGCCTCATCAACGGCCTTCTCAAAGTTGGCTTTATGTCGGTCAGCTGGAGTCAAGCGTGGGTCATCTGTATTGTTGCCACTGTCGATCTCATGGTTCGACAACGCTTTATACGCCGCCCACTCCAACATATCCAAATGGTACTCTTCTGGGATCTCAGGTGCGGCATACATATCTAGAGTATCTAGAGTAATGATCGGCAGACGTGCAACGCGCATCTGCAAAATCTTACCTGCCTCATCAACTGTCGGTACAGGGTAAACCCTAAGCGTGCGAAGTGATTGGTCTGAAGTCCACGCGCGAGGGCGACCTGGGGGTAGTACCTGATTCTGGTTTACATCAAACCACGGGAAATCGGCCGGCATACGGGTATCCAACAAATCCACACTAGCTCGAGGCAAGTTAAACGTGTCGGTGTCATACTTCATACTCAAAACCGCTGTAACCGCTTTATGCAGGGGGTACTCTGATTGGCCCGCGACTAGTACTATCTGGGTTACTGCTGGGGTGGTGTTGTCGCGCAAGACCTGTGTCAAACGCGCAAACCGAATGTGCGCCTGGTCGATATATGACATCAAACGCGCATCGGTCCACAACTGATCGGACGGGCCGGCGATCAACGCAGATGTATCTCTAAGAATCCCATTGCGAAGCTCGTCCAGCAAGTCCAATGCAATCATGGTCTACTCCATTATTTTACAATTCGATACGGAAAACGTGAGCGGTCCTTGTATCCTACGATACGCTCAGCGTTCGTGCGCGGGGTGGATGTTACCGCATTATCCAATACCTCGAGCAAGAAATCCGGTACGTCTGATTCTTCGCCTGGGCGAAGTACGTATCCTACGCCGTTAACGCTCAAAAACAAACCTGTAGGGGGTACTTCATCGTTCTCTTCGAGGATAATGCGCGTACGCTTTACTTCAGGTGCGGCGGCTTTAGCCGCTTTCTTTGATACAGTCGGGGCCGTAGCCTCATCTTTAAATGCGGGAATAGCTGGGGGGGTAGTCATGTTTTAATCCTCTTTAGATACTGCGGTGGAAAACGCCTTACTAAACTCAGTGGCGTCATCATCACTAGGCTCTAGTTTCGGCAGGAGTTTACCGAGGAAAGTGGCTACTTCCTCAGCGGTTTTGAATACGTAACCCTTGCGTGGGTCTTTCCACGGGGTCGTGTTGTTGCCCTTAGAAGGGGCATTGTTGGCAGCACGGATCTCTGGGTCGTCATACGAAACCTCAAATCCATTCTCAAGAATTTCAATATTGACATCGCTCATACCGGCTCCTATGGGGTTTGGGATACATTCGTTCAGGGTGAAATGGGGTCCCTATCTCTAGAGGCCCCATTCTACACTACTTCAGATTACGCTGTTGCAGCAACTTCCAAGCGAACCATCCATGCGTCGTTCAGGATGATAGCGCCCTGCATTGTCTTCCAGCCGATTGTACCCTTTTGGCCCAATGGGTCATTGATGCTTGGCTTAGGGTTAACAACCATCGGTGTCAACGAAGCAGCGCCCTTCAATGGAACGATACCGAAAGCATCGCGGGCCAAGAAGAGAACTGGGTAGATGTTGATTGTTGTGCCGTTGTCAGAACGCATTGTTGTAGCTGCTGCTACCAAGGCTGTCTGTGTCACACCTGTTGTTCCGTTGAACGGGGCAGCAACAGTTGTAGACAAGTAACGTACTTGCTCAACCCAACCGATTTCGTTCTCAAACGGAGTCATCGAACCGTAGCGCTCAACTGGTGTGAAGCCAGTCATGCCGCGGATGTCAGTCTCCATATCCGGGTGCACGATAGCGATGTAAGACGCACCGATTGGCTGAGTCTGGAAGTTAGGTGTTGACTTAACAACGCTAGTGATCTTCTTCGCGTTTTGGCGATTCAGAGCAGTAGTCACAGAACGCTGCAAACCTAAAGTGATTGGGCGCAATACTGTCAAACGAGTTGTTGCCAACACGCCAGCAGTTGCTTCGCCGTAGAACACGTTAGTGCCAGCCTTCAATACGTTGTAGCGCAATGTCTCAACTGTCAACGCAGCTTGCTCACCCAACACTTCTGTTGACTGTTGCAAGATCGCATCTTCGTGAGTGTCCATAACAACGTCGGAGATCGTGATGAAATCGCCGTACTGGTTCAACGAGATTGTGTAATCTTGGTTAGCCAATGTTGTTGTAGAGCTAGGTGCAACGCCTTCAGCCAAAGCTGTAGTCGCCAATGGGACGCCCCAAGGTGTAGCGTTAGTGCCTGCACCAGCCGCGCCGGTAGAGCCAGCGAGGAAGTAACGACGGAACTTAGCAACTTTAGTGCTGTTTGTTGGAAGTGTGTACGTCTGACCGAACTTTTCCAAAGTCAGGTAAGGCATGCCGCGCTTCAGCATTTCTTTCACCGCAAACGCGGCCGTACGTGGGGTAATATCGCCATAAACAGTCATGGTAAATCTCCTATCGAGTTAAAAAGTAAGTTTTCTCTCACTCTCGCGCAAATTCAGCAAAGGCACTATCAAAATCTTCGGCGCCCGCTGGAGCTTGTGCTTGAGTTCGTTGTGTACTCACCGGACTTAACCGCTGCGCCGCCGTTTGTTTGGCTGACTGCGTGATAGTTGGTTGAGTTACCACAGGTGGGGTTACAGTCGGTGGCGTAGTTTGCGCCTGCTTCGGCTGTATCCCTGTTGCCTGCTTGTACATCGACACTAAGCCGATAACATCTTTAGTATCCCCACTCTTAGCTACTTCTGTCAAGCTTTTTTTCAAAAACTCTGGTTGAGTATCAATCCACGCCTCGACACTATCGACAATATCGTCGTAATCTGGGTGCGCTTTTGTTAGTTGCGTGTAGTGCGTATCTGCTTGATACGTCTCAGTGGACTGGGCGATCGGGGCGATGCGCTGCTCCATTTGGGTGAACACGTAATCCAACAACTGCTTGTATTCCTGACGACGGGTAAGAGCCTCAGCCTTGGCGATGTCCGGCCAGTCTTGCTGATATGTATTAAGCACCTCTTGCTCCTCGGGGGAGTAGATCGGCGCGGGCGCAGCTGCAGGAGCCGGCGCTGGTTCAGGCTGTTTGTTCTGCTGGGCGGCTACTTGGGCCTCGAGCGCACGTGCGCGGGCTTCCCAGTCTATTGCTGCGGGGGCTGCGGGCGCTGCCGCTGGAGCAGGTTCTGCAGGCGGAGTTTCAGCAGCTGCAGGTTCTCCATTATCCCCTCCAGGAACCACGCTAGGACTAGTGGCAGGAACATCACTAGCAGGAGCAGTGTCATTGGTAGCAGGAGCAGGAGCTTCTGCAGCGGGTTCAGCCGGTGTCGTGTTTTCGTTAGATACTGCGGCGATGCCATCTTGTAAGCCCTCCTCAAAAGCTGCTGCGAAATCCAGGTTGTCCTGGGTAAGTTCTACGGTCATGTTTATCTCCTTAAGTTGTTCGGTCTACCATCGGTGCTTCAGTAAAATATCGCTTGTACTTGAGCAGGGCACGGATCGCACCCTGAGTACGGAATACATCCTCAAGCGTCGTGGCGGTCTGCAGTTGCCCCTGCATCGCCTCGATATCAGCGTCCAAAAGGGCGACGGCTGCCGCCCCCTCTATTGAATCACTGGCCCGGTGCAGCACTCGCCGGTTGGTTATTAGCTGCTCCTGCTTTAGGTCCATCACCATTGTTTAGCCCTTTTTCTAGTGCGTCCAGCATCGCCTGGACTCGCGTTACATCGGCGTTAGCCGTATTCTTGTCAGACTGGGTAAGAGCCTTAGCTGCATCAGCCAGGATCTTACGGATCTCAGCCTTCATCAGTTCTTGCTGCTGTTGTGCTGCTATTGACGCCGCTTCGCCGTTACGCTTAGTGATCACTTCAGCCTCTTCCTCAGTCACTAGGATGGCCGCTACGTTCACGTCACGAACAGCTAGACGTTCTTTCACGAACTCGTACGAGTTCAAATAGCTGCGTTCTTCTGGTGTCAGCACCTGCGCAATCGCGTCAAGAGCCATACCACGCATCTCTTTGGCCATCAACGAGGTAGCGCCGCGAGGGATTACCTGCGCGTCACCGATGATATCCGTACGGCCACTGAACTGCTTGTTAAATGCAATCAGGGAAGACAACATGGACTGGGTGAACAAGTCGAAGTTGCGCAACACATCCTTAAACGGTAACGCGGCGTCTCCGCGGAGCATTGACGCGCCGGCAGCTGTACGCATTGGCTCGCTAGGGGCCTTCTGCATGTCGCCGCCGGTAGCAGCACCGATAAATGTCTCGGTGTCCGCAAACTTACTAAACATCTCAACAACAGATGTCAACTCAGGAATATGTGCCCCCACCTCAATACTGCGCACTGCAGCATGCTGCGCATCAGCGCCGGTGCCTTCGCGATAGAACACTTTAAAGCCTGAGATACCTGTCAAATCTTGGTCTTGACGGACTAAGTCAGTGTTCATCTCCAACATCGGGCCGCAAGTAGCCGCCGCATTGTCGAATATCATTCGGGTGCCGATACACACGCCCATCTGGGAGTCGCGCATGATGTTTGGTAAGCCGTTGCCGAGCAGTGTGGTCTCATCTTCCTCGAACACGAACTGGTGGAACATCTCTACCTTCTCGTCAGGTGACAACTCAACCCAAGGGTTAATCTCTGCTCTGATCAGGACATTGCCGACCATCCACAACACGGCTTCAACGTCGTCAGCAAGATTCTCTTCCGGCACATCAACGCCGCATGCAACTAAGTCCTTAGCCGAAACGTAACCGTTCCACTCGAGAATCTCATACTTGCTGCTGGCCTGATCATTCACGTTAACGTGCACGCCCATCGACTTCAACTCGGTCTCGAACGTCTGGCGTACGTAGTTACCGGTCTGGTAGTCCTTCAGGTAGCCCTTAATCTGATCAGCCATGAACGACGGATCGTCCGCAAGCTTGCGCAGCTGGTGCCGGCTCATTACGTGGCGGATAAACTGGCCTTCCTGCTTCTCGAAACGCTTGGCCGTCATGTCTGGGTAATAGTCCCACAGCGCGATAAACTCATACTGTGGGCGACGAACGTCCACTGTCGTCAACATAAAAGCGCCGGAGTTCGGGTCCTGGGTCCAGCGGCTCTGCTTCTGCGAGCGAACAAACGGTCCCTTGGCGATACCGCACCCATACATAACTGCTGAGTAAATTACCTTACGGCAGAGCCCGATATAATCGGCAGACCTGCTTCCTCCAATTTCTGCGAGTTGGTCTTCAATTTCCTTTTCAAGGTTAGCAGCACGGTCGAGCGCCTCGCGCGCGACGAAGCCGTCGACAAGGTCCGTTGTGAGTGGGATACCTGTTTCTTGTGCATGTTGGAACGCCTCATTCAGCACCTGCTGCATGACGTCCGCTGGTAGATTAGGGACGGGACTTGGGCCCAGTGCCCAATTCTTTTCACTCGTAGGGAACAACAGGTTCATCAGGCGGGATACCATCGAGACGACCTTGACTCGAGTCAGCTTCGGGTATGCCTTCGAGCGATCCATAGGAATCTTCACATCAGGATCGTAAATGCCTAAAAACTGGCGCGCGTTCTGTGTCCACTTGAGCTCAGCAAGCCGGCGCGCGGTGACGTAGTCTTTGAACTTCGCTGACATACGCTGGCCCAGCGCCTGCATACTCGCTTGGTCGATCACAGGGGTCAGCTGCGCGAGGGGTTGTTGCGGCAGACCTGGTTCTGGTGGCAGGCCGCTGGGCATTGTCATGGCTTGAGATGGGTCCATCTGTGGCTGTTGGGGAAACATAGTTGCTCCTATCTTTGCAAGTAGATGTTCTGAAATCTTGGGGGCGTAAACGCACCGGCTGCTTTCATTCTACCTGCCTTCTCTGTATTTGTCCGTCGGTTCTTCGCAAGATACTGAAACGCATCAGCCACATGTGAGTGCTCGTTCTTATCGGGCACCTCACTAGTTTTGTCCCCCTTTTTACTAGTGAGGAATTTGTACCCGCCCTGCAGTGCCCTGATCAGTTTCTTACATGAAGCATCAATAAGAAGCGCCGGACCATTGTCCGTAAGTCGTGACATGTAGTGCTCGACCGCTTCGAGTCTTGGCGTGAGTGTGTTATTCGTCTCTGTCTTAACCTTGAACTTGTGCTTTTTGAGCACGTCCACGGACGTACGTTCGTCGCTCGAGCCTCTGTTGCTAGCCGCCGGGTCAGGAGCAAACTCAACCTCGAAGTCCTTATATTTTCTGGCAAGTAGGGGCTTGACGTAGTCGTTGAGAGCCCGCTCTGTTCCAACCCCGCTAAGGACCACCTCGTCATAAACCATGAGTCTTCCATGTAGATCCTCCTGTCCGATTATGAACGCACTACCGCTGATGCCGGGGTCAAATCCGATACATAGGGGTAAGTGTCTATTGGGTATAAGCGGCTTGGTACTGATGTGTAGGGCTGGATTGAACATAGGCCATACGGGTTTGCCGTCCAGGGAGTAACCCCATGTAACTTCAACGAACTGTTTGATCCATGCGTTTGATTTACCCTTGATGAGACTTGCGTAGTATGCGATCCCGCCCGGGAGGTTTTCCGTGTTCTCTGCTTCCGGCGAGAGTCCGCTCGGTTGCTCGAACAAGCGAATGTTGTCGTCCAGGGGTGTGTCCCCATAGAACCACTCGTACCACCAATCGGTCTCGTTACCTGGGTTGGAAGCCCCCCAGACGCCCCAATTTGTAGCGCCACCATCAGCTTTAGGCGGATATCGTCCCGCACGTGACGCAATAGCTTCGACAATCTCTTTTGGAATAAGGACAAACTCGTCAAGGATAACAAACGTCACCTCCATAGAAAGAACACGCGCCACGTCGTCTGGGGTATCCAGCGCGCGGAACAACACCTCACACTCGACATCCCCGAACTTCAACATGAACGTAGACGTCGTCGCTTTCCATACGCCGGCCTCCCCATCCTTGAACCAATAGTTCCATGACGGGATCGTAGTGTCGCGAAGTTGAGGGTAGGTATTACGGACGATCACGCACTTACTCCGGCGTATGCCGTCTCGTGGTGATGGCGCCTGCTTCCTGGCCATGTGCAATAGTTTAAAAAAGTTTCCGGTCGTTTTGCCTGAACCCACAGGGCCAATAATGAACGACATGAACGGAGCCCCATCCTCCAGATGAAGGATAAAGTCCCGGATGGTCTTGGGCGGTGAGTAGTCTATTACGTGAGCGGCCATTACTCGTCCTTATGGTCAGGCACAAGCCTAGGGACGGAAACTTCTGGCGCTGCAGCATCTGTCTCGAACAATATGCTGTTCGGAACCGTCACATCAAATGCGAATCTGCGGGTGCCTGGGGACTTAGCGCCTGGTTGGGTGGTGGCCGTTAACCCGTGCCGAGCCGGGTCTACACCTGGCCACAGGTCTACGTAAAACGTCATTTTTGCCATTACCGCCCCCTATCTAAATTGCGTTTTTCCAGCTCGTACCTAATGTCCACTAGGATACTCAGCGCGAAAGCCACTGCTACCCCAAGTACCCCATAGCGAATGCCAACTACGCCGCCAATGACTATCGAGGCGATAGAGCCTACTGTCCAACTTACCTTTAGTAACGTGAGCGGAGTGGTGGTCACGATTTATCACCAAGGTTAATATTGATCTGCAGGGCTGTACCGCCTGAGACCAGGTCTCCTCCGCCGGCTTTCGGCTCGTGCCCCGCCCAGCGCATGGTACTTTTGATCAGATCTGCCCGCACGTTATGTGGGGTAGTCACGTCGTGGATCATCGCCCAGGATTTCTTGAGGAGCTCCTCTGCCTGCAGCTTGGCTTTGATCTTGAATGACATCCCCTCTTCTTGCAGCTGCTCCTTGGCAGTCTTTACGGCCCGCAAGAAGATTGGGTCTTGTACTAGCGCCTCATAGTCCAGAATCGTAAGCCCGTAGGCCTGGAATATATCCTCGATCGGAGCGGTCTGCATGGCCACTTCAACAGCAAGCATCGGAGGGAATCCCAACGCTGCAGGGTCCACCGCGAGAGCACGAATAGAAGGGTGACGTGAACTTGTTGGGTTTGAAACAGGCGCCGGCGGTAGCGGGGGTAGTGCATCTAATAGGTCCTCGTCAGTTAAACGTAGGTCATTCATGTCTGAGCCTCAGCTTTTCGCTTCGCGGCCAGTATTGCCATCGCCTTGTCATACGCCGCAGCTTTAGCTATCAGGGTATGTCGGTGCTTGCGCTGGTATTCCAGGCAGCAGGTTTTACAAGTAGATGCCACACCGTCCTTCCTCGCCTTGTTCTTGGTGAACTCGGTGATTGGGTAGGTCTTGGTGCATCCTGGGCAGTATTTGGTTGCGTAGGTCATGCTTTAAATTCTAGGGCAAATTTTTAGGTAGGTCAAAGGTATTTGGGGCTTGCGTAGGTCATTTTGAAAATTTGGTAAAAAATCTACGAGCAACCATGAGCAAATTACAGTGGCGCGCGCCGCCCCCCTGCCCCCTCACGAGATAAAAGAATCCTTTTGAACATTCCGAGGCCTTGTCAGTTTGTTCATAACGGCTTGACATAACGGGCAGAATGGGGCATAATGCAATCTCACTGGGAACACTAACGCCTAACAGTGAAGGCAATACGAAAAGGAAACTATCATGGCTCGCACTAAAAAACAAAACAATGAAATCGCTGTTGCAATCGTTGAATGCGCATTGCCCGCGATTATCGAATCCGTTGTGGCATCTCAGCCCGCATGGGAAATTGCTTGTGAAAATGCGGTGTGCAATTTTACCGCGTCCGAAGATCTGACTGGAAGATATATGTTAGGCGCGCTCGAAGTCTTTGGCCGCGTTCCTGCGGATATGGATTTTATCGAGTTTGAGACAAAGCGAGTATTTTGGGGTAAGGTCTACCGTGAAAACAAGGAAGATGCGAAGAAAATATCTCAAGATGCAGTAGACGCGGCATTCAAGCGATTCATGCAAGCGGCCTACGCCCATCTCGACGGTGGATATAAAAAGCCAAAGGCCGCAACTAAAGACGCGGCACGCATGGCCGAAAAGCGCGCACCTGATCCTAAAATCGCAGAGCTAGCCAATTCTACGCCACTCGAAGAACTAGAGTCAAAGGCCGTAAATTTAGGCAAAATCGTAGCAATGGGCAAAGGTAAAGAGCAACAGGAGGCGCGCGCTGAGCGCACCAACGTCGAAAAGGCAATCGCGCTTATCAACAAAACGGAAACTGCAAGCAAAAAAGAGGCGCGCGCAACTAACAAAGCCGCGATTACAGAGTTCTTGAAAACTGCATCAGACGATGAACTCGAAGCGGTGGCATATTACATAAACGAGTTAGCATACGCGGCTGAACTGCACTAATCACACCACGCACCAATTAAGCCCGCCGAAAGGCGGGTTTTTTTTCGCCTATAGAAACCACACCCGAACATTCTGACAGCGTGTCGGTTTGTTCTTTCACGCTCCGCAGGAAAACGTCATAGTAGTAAATTGTGCGCGCGTGAACATTCTGACAGTGTGTCGGTTTGTTCGTTTTGGTCTGTCCGGTTTAACACTTATATCGGGCGTTCGGGTGTTTGTCTACGATGCTAGACAAATCATCCCTTATAGAATAAGGGCGTTGAGGAAATGTGACCTATTTTGTCTACGAGTTTGTCTACGACTTGACCGGTTATATCTTATTGGTTTTAAACGATATTTATTTTCGACTTTTGTCTACGACTTGACCGGATATATGTCCATGATTTCATTACCAATTCTCTCCAATAAAACTCTTTTTTTTATATATTATTATTTTTATATATATAATAGACAAAAGACAGAGGGGGTATGAGTCCAAAAGTTTTTTCGTTCGTAAAAAGAGGAATCTTTGGTGGAAACTGCCGCACCCCCATTTTTTCTTGTCTATTTGTCTATTTGCTCTGTATCCCATGCTGGACGTAGAATTTCGTAGACAAACTCGTAGACACGTAGACAAACTTTTTGTCTATTTGCCTCAGAAATCGCTGATATGGACCTACTTGTCCGTGAAACTTCATGCGCACTCAACACCAAAAACCCCTACTTTTCTTGTCTATTCGTGTCTACCCGACACCGATCACGTGGCCAAAATCCGAACACGGTATTGACATAACAGGCGGTTAGGCGTATAATGTGTTTAATGACTCGAGCAACTCTAGTCAGACTTTTTACCCCAACAACACAAACCAACCTGAACATTCCGACAGCGTGTCGGTTTGTTCCACGAAAAGGAGAACACCATGCTAGTTCATCTGGATTCAATCTGGTTCACACTTTTTACTTACCTGCCTAATTGGGTGGGACGCGTAGAGAATGTGCGGATCGGAGATAACTTTGATTACGTGCGTATCAACCCATTCTGTTTCAACTTCAACCCTAAATAATTGGAGGCATCATGGCACAAGGACAAACACATATCGACCTATCTGGGTGCAAGACAGCGAACCAACAGAATGCGGTTCGGGCATGGGTTAAACATTTCAGTATGTTCGATTCAGTCTGGTTCAATGGCGTGGGGGAATACCTGATCGCGTATGGCCAAGGTCAGCACCATGTATTGGAGAAGGACGCGCTCATGCAATTCGAACCGTTCCGTGAGCATTACCTTTACACACCTGATTATATTTAAGGAGAACAACATGCCGACTACTATGACCGCCACCACCGATCTGACGCCACCACCGCACCAAGTTCAACTGGACTGCGATGGCCACATGATGGTACTCAAGGCCACCCATGAGGGTGACTACATCAAAAAGACACCGACTGCCAAAAA